CAGCAGAGAAGGCCGCAGCAGAAGCCGCTGCAGCAAAGGCAGAGGCAGATGCCAAAGCACAAGCCGCTGCTGATGCAAAGGCCGCAGCAGACAAGGCTGCAGCAGATGCCAAAGCCGCTGCCGCTAAAGCCGCAGCAGATAAGGCTGCAGCAGACAAAGCCGCAGCAGACAAAGCAGCCGCTGACAAGGCTGCTGCTGATGCCAAGGCTGCAACAGGTGTCGTCCCAAATAATCCTGATCAACTTTCCGACACAGTAGCCAAGCCAGCACCTGCAGAAGCACTCGTCCCTCACGTGCAGGTGGATGCGCCTGGAGTTGAAAATGGCGGCATTCAATTCTTTGGAACAAAGAGCGCCCCACAAGTTGTTGGAGAAGACGGCAAGTTAACTCCTGCAGCCCCTCCCCCAGGTTCAGGACTACCTATTCCTGCAGATGCAATTACTACAGCAGACACATTCATCGGACAACCAGGCGGCACAACCTTTAACGCACCAGACATTGCAGTACCCGTAATTGAAACTCCAGTAACAGGAGCAATCGCAGCAGTTCCTGGGGTTCAAGTACTAAATCATGCATTCGTCGCTATGGCGAACATCGGCAACGACATGTCACCAGTAACCCGTAAGAAAGCAAAAAAGATTCTGGTCATCACTGCAGTGCTTGGTCAGATTTCACAACTTAGAAGGAGATTCTAATGAAGTTCGTCAAAGAACTACTCTCAGACCTTGCTAATCAAATTTGGACCTTTGTTGGTCTTTTCTCAGCATGGTTGGTTCTTACAGGTAGCGCAAAGACTGTAGTCGGAGATGCTACGCTTATTTCCTTATTCTTATGGATTGCGACGTTCCGACTTCGCAACCCCAAGGATAAGAACTAACCAACCTAATTAGGAGTAACACATGGACAAGAAGGTACTCGTGCTCGTTGAGCACTACATCTACGCTTCAGCTGGTACCGCAGTCGGTATCGTCGGAGTAACTCTCAAGACCCCAGGACACCACGACTACAAGTCAGTTCTTTGGGCGCTTGCTGCCGGTCTAGTTGGACCCGCACTTGCAAAGTTAAACCCTGCGTCAGTTGCTAACATTATTTCTGCAAAGACAGGCCTACCAGAGGCTGTTGTTGCTGAAGGTGTGACCACTGCTGTAGCAGATGCAGAAAAGACAATTAAGAAGAACACTAAGTAATTTAGGAGTCGCCAGTGACAACATTCTTTACAACATTGGGTATTGTCACTGGCGCTCTTATTAGTTTAGGAGTTTTGCTCAACCCTCTCCGTAAGAAGGTAAAGCGTTGGGCTAACTGGATGGAACGCTTCATGCGTGACTGGGAAGGTGAAGAAGCCGAGCCAGGTCGTGACCGTGTTCCCGGAGTCATGGAGCGCCTTAACAAGCTAGATGGTGAACTGAGCAACAACGGCGGAAGCACTACGAAAGACAAGGTAGACCGCCTCTACACCAACCAAACGCAAGTCATTGAGACTCAAAATAAGCTTGTAGAAGCATTTGTGGAGATGGGCGAACGTCTTATCAGTATTGAAAATTGTCTTACAGATAATAAGACTCCAGCCAAAAACTAGGAGACCATAGTCCCATGCCAGAGATGAATAAGGTTCAGACCAATATCCCTAACCAAGGGTTTAATCCTGTTACCGCTTTATCCAATAAGCTAAACAAGGCTGCAGGTTCATTTGGCGAAGTAGGCGCTGCACGAGTACACACTCAAGCCGCCATGAAGATGCAGGGCATTCAGCACGCACATGAGTTGACGTTGCAAGGCAACGAGCATGGTCATGAAATTCACAAGATTATTACACAAGGTGCTGTGGATATGGAAAACAACGCAGCCAACAATCGTCACGAACGCCGTCAAGCAATTTTAACTCACAACAATAACATGCAGAAGATGGCAACAGAGCACCACAATGCCACTGGATTCATGAAGACTCTTCGCACCCACGCAGAGCCTGGAACAGAAGCAACGTTTAGTCACGGAAATATCAACGCTACCTTTACCACTAAGAAGAAGGCTGCAAAAGCAGCACCCGCTCAAGAAGCTCCTGCACAGGAAGCACCTGCACAGCCAGCTCCAGCTGCGCCAGAGGCTGCACCAGAAAAGCCAAAACGATACGCATACAACCACCCAGTAACTGGGCAGTTGATGTGGGGTGACACACCTGGCGGACCAAAGGGCACCGCTAAGAAGACAGCAAAGAAAGCAGCGCCTAAGAAAGCTGCTCCAAAGAAAAAGAGATAATTATGAACTGCGCTAACTGCACTGCTACCGCTGCTCACGAATACAAGCTCACCGCTGATGCAAGCATCTTCTTTTGTGAGAAGCACATCCCAGGATTTCTCCGCAAAGCAAAGCTTGCAGGACTTCTTCCACAGACAGAAGAGCACAAAGCAAATCTTGCTGAAGGCCTAGCAAACATCAGCATAAAGCCTGCTGAAGAACCAGCACCGACACCAACTCCGTCTACTAAATCCGCTAAGAAAACGACAACTACCAATGCCGATAATTCGTAAGTTTGCAATTCAAGGACACGCAATACCCCAAGTAGCACACAGCCCTAGAGGACCTTTTCCTCCAGAAATCTTAGAACAACCCCGTATGGAATACGAGACAGGTCATTCTGACTCTCTTCATGAGGGCTTAGATGATGTGCGATTCTTCAAATGCCGTGATTGTGATGAGCTACTTTTACAAGAGCACTTAAATACCCACGACTGTGAAGAAGACTAAGGGCTGACATTAGCCAGTAATTCTAAGATACTACGTGTAAGGGTCCCCTAAGCGCATGGGGAAATTTAAACCTCTCTAGAGAAAGAAGAAAAATGGCAACAAACCAAAATGGACACCTCGTTGATTCAGCGGGCAATGTCGCAGTAGATTTCGTATGGGGTAACTTCCCATTGCAGCCAAACGATGTTCGCCTTGAAAATGGCGGAACAAACCTCAACTACGCACTTGATAGTCACAACATCGCAGAAGATGGCTGGAACGGCTACCCACTTTACACACCAAATGACCCAGGCTCACAGACTTCTGGCGTTGACTATGTAACAGTTCCTAGCGTTATCGGAACAGTTGCTACAACAGCCGCAACAGTCCTTACAGACCTTGAGCTTGTAGTTACAACAGCTGGAAATGCAACTAACTCTTCAAAGACTGTTACAGCAGCCTCACGTACAAGCAACTCACATCTCCTTTCACTTACATCCACATCACACGGCTTCTCAGCTGGTCAGTTGGTAACCATTAGCTCAGTAGATGCAACCGCTAACGGAACTTGGATTGTTGACGGTTCAACATCTGCTAACACCCTCGTTGTCGGAACAACTCCTACATCAGCACTTTCATTGACAGGTCTTTCAGGCGCAGCAGTTGCTGTTTCTGGAACCGTCAAGACTCAGAGCGTTGCAGCAGCACAAAAGGTTGCAGCAGGTTCAGCAATCACCATTACTCCTTGGGCTTAATCCCTAGTTAATGGCTCGTATTACAGGCGGCAGAGGCGTTCCCAATAGGGGGACGCCTCGTCCGTCTGCTCAGGAGATGTTGAACTCCTTTGGTAAGCAGGTTTTTGGTGATGAGTTTTCAGGCGGCCCAGTAGCGGCGTCTAAGGGTGAGTTCAATGCAATCACCGATGTCATGTACGACGACATGCAGTCAATGGATTATTACAATCCAAAACAATACAGAAACCTTGCTGGTGAATCCCCTTACGAAGACCAGCTCTTTGACCCAACAGGTCAAACGGGAAGTAGCCGACCATTCTATGAGGTCGTTGGACTTACCGGTGATTTAAGAATTCCTGGATATAAAGGCCCTCAAAATGAAGAAGATTCTTCTCCAGCAGATTTAACAGTAGTGCCTACCTCAACAACAAACCCTAAGCGCCCTCGCACAGTGGCTGCTGGTTACGATGAGGAAGAAGAGAAACTAACCGTTGTTTTCCGTGACGGTACCTTCTATAACTATTATGAAGTAGATGCCAATGAATGGAAAGCGTTTAAAGCTAACCGCTCTAAGGGAGCAATCATTGCTCAGATGCTAGACTTCAAGCCACGTGGACCAGCTGATATGAGCTCACTCTCTAAGAAGGCTCAACAAGCGTTCTACCGATTTAGTCGTGGTGCTCAGGTACATCAAAAAGGCAAAGCAGCAGGACAAGCAGGAACTAAGTACAAAACGTATGGTCAAAAGACCATCGCACGACAAGGCGGTAAGAATCCGTCTAAAGGTGGACGAGCACAAAAAGGAAGATAGATGCCCAAGGTACACAACATCGGACCAAAACACTTTGTACAACTTATTGACTTTCCAGTTATTTGGGGCAAGAAGTTTGTTGTCCGTGGATGGACGCAGGAGATTGAAGAACCGTTTAGAAGTTCTACTCCCTATTTAGTAAGATTACCTAAGCACAAAGCTATAGCCTTCGGAAAATGGACTGGCTTTAAAACAGAAGAAGAAGCACTCAATTCGGCACTAGAAACACGGGAAGTTACATACGATGATTTTACGGAAGAAGCAGGATGGACACCAGCCCCAGACTCGGGTGGAGAAGAGAGTAGCGAAGATTTCTACTCCAGACTTGATTCAATGGATGGAGCACAGTATGTACACGATTGGAAAACTTATTACCGAATGGCAAAAGAGTCCGAATAGCGACCAACTTTTAGACGAAGTTGTTTTAGGAGCAGAAGCGTTCCACGCCATCGCTAAGGAACTTAAGCGCCGTGCATAAGTGTGATATGCTTTTCCTAGCTTCACCTCTCTCTCGGTCTGGCGATGACCCACAGCAATGTGGGTCTAGTCAAGTAATGAGGAACAATGCCTATTGATTATGACGACGAGAAGTTTGAGGAAATCAATCCCGAGTTCTATTTACAGGACAACGAGGATAATGAAGACTCTCCCCCAATTGATGACCTTATTGATGAGCTCTCCCAGGAGTTCGTAAACAAACTTATTGACAAGATGATGGACTTCTTAAAGGTCCTTGTTGGTCACGACCTGCATCCTTACCAGAAGCCATTAGCACGACGCATCATGGAATCCGTAATCATTAACGATGCTGAAGAAATCACAGCACTTGCTGCTCGTCAGTCAGGTAAGTCAGAAACAGTTGCTGACACTGTTGTTACGCTGATGATTCTTCTCCCACGTCTTGCAAAGCTCTACCCAGACTTGCTTGGCAAGTTTAAAGATGGTGTATGGGTAGGTTTATTTGCTCCTACAGAAGGACAGGCTGAAACACTCTTTGGTCGTGCTGTTACTCGCCTTACCTCTGAGCGTGCGCTAGAAATCCTTAATGACGTAGAAATTGACGATAAGGCTGCCCGTGTAGGCGGTGTTACCCGTCAGATTAAACTTGCTAACTCAGGCTCCAGCATCACAATGATGACTGCTAATCCACGAGCAAAGATTGAATCTAAGTCATTCCATTTGATTGTTATTGACGAGTGCCAGGAAGCAGACGACTTTGTTGTCTCTAAGTCTATTGCTCCGATGCTTGCGTACTACGCAGGTACCATGGTAAAGACCGGTACCCCTACGACTTCTAAGAATAACTTCTACAAGGCTATTCAGTTGAACCGCAGACGTCAAACAGGGCGAGGCTCACGCCAAAATCATTTCCAGTGGGACTGGAAAGAAGTTATTAAATACAACAAAAACTACGAACGCTCTATTAAGAAAGAGATGCTTCGTATTGGTGAGGACTCCGATGAGTTCCAGATGTCGTACTGCTGTAAGTGGCTTCTTGAACGAGGCATGTTTATTACCTCATCTAAGATGGACGAACTAGGTGACACTTCTCAAGAGCTCGTTAAGTCATGGCACAAGACTCCGTGTGTTGTCGGGGTTGACCCAGCACGTAAGACTGACTCAACTGTAGTTACCGTTGTGTGGGTTGACTGGGACCGTCCAGATGAGTTCGGCTACTTTGACCATCGCATTCTTAACTGGCTAGAACTACAAGGTGATGACTGGGAAGAACAGTACTTCCAAATTGTTAACTTCTTAGAGAACTACGATGTCCTTGCTGTTGGCGTTGACGCTAACGGTGTAGGTGACGCTGTAGCACAGCGCCTCAAACTTCTCTTGCCTCGTGCTGAAGTTATGTCAATTACTTCTTCACCTTCTGAGCAGTCAAAGCGTTGGAAGCATCTTCAAGCGCTTATTCAACGAGACATGATTTCTTGGCCTGCCCATGCAAAGACTCGTCGCTTACGAACCTGGAAGCGGTTCTACCAGCAGATGACCGATGCTGAGGTTCAGTTCAAGGGACCTAACTTTATGGTGGCTGCTCCTGACGAAGCCTACTCCCATGACGATTTTGTGGACTCTTTATCCATTGCCTGCTCTCTAACGCAGGACTTGGTGATGCCGGAAGTGGTTGCTTCCAGTAATCCTTTTTTTGGTAGTTGAACAACACAGACTCCGTAAAAGGCGGGAGACTATTGCCTAGGAAAAGGCCTTTCCGTTTACATCCTTAAGGAGTCAATATGACTATTTCACCAGCACCAAAGTTCCCAGAGCGCTCACCAAACGTTTACGAGCGTAAGGGTGCATCTAACGTCACACGTCGTGGTCCACTTCGTTTTGAAGAAGGCATCGCAACCGATACCGATGTCCCATCAGATTTCCAAAAGGGCATGATGCAGGGCATGGTTCCTGCAGCAGGTCGCCCTAACCACAACGCTAACGTCTTTGAGAAGCCAGCATCAGAAACTCTTGCTGAGCGTGCTCACGTCGGTTCAGCTTCATGGGTTGAAGCACCAACATTCCTTGGTGAGTTCGCACATGGCACCTCAAGCGACCACGCTGCTCAAATCATTGAGACAGTTGTTCGCTCAGGTGGACGCACACAGCGTCAGTCTGCAACCGTAGTTAACGACTAATTTAGACAGACATCCGTATGCCCCCACATTAGTGTGGGGGCTATCGGGTTATCAAGAGGAGTTGTAGTGGCAAGCAAACCAGCAAACGAAAAACTGTATGCAATGATTGTTGCACAGGCTAAGGCTAAGTATTCTAACTACCCTAATCCTGGCGCCAGTCACTGGGTTCATGAGCGCTACATTCAATCAGGCGGAAAGTTTATTGACACGACAGAGGAAACTCGTCGCAAAGATATGATTAAAAAAGCATACGAACGTAAAAAGAAAACAGAGTCTGTAACTGTTAAAAAGACAAAAGACAAGAAGTCTTCTAAGAAAGATAAAGGCAAGAAGTAATGTCATATCTTGATTTTTCTCCGCCGTCTTATAGAGCGGCATCAAGTGACCTTACAATCTCCGTTTCCCCACTAGGACTCGTTGAGCTTGCAGATGAAGAGTTTGAAGTACACGGTCCTCGCCTCAACCGTTACTCACTTAACTGGGCCATGTATCTTGGTCACCACTGGGGTTATCGCCGTGAAGCTGGCGAAATGCAAATCGCTGTTAACTACTACCGTGCGTTTAACGACTTCTTAGCTCGTTTCGTATTCGGTAAGGGTGTCCACTTCCGTTCCCCTAAAGCAACGGAAGCCATCATTCCAGACCGCCTAGAGCGTATCTGGGAAGTAGACAACGACAAGATGCGTGTCCTACTTGAGATGGGACAGCAAGGCGGAATCACCGGTGACGTCTTTGTGAAGATTGCATACGAAGAAGCCTGGACTGACGGTGCCGGAATTACACACCCAGGTCGTGTCCGTATTCTTCCTATGAACTCATCATTCTGTTTCCCTGAGTTCCACCCACATGACCGCACACGTTTGCTACGTTTCAAGCAGAAGTACCGTTTCTGGGGAACATCCCTTGAAGGTACACGCCAAGTATTTACCTACACAGAAATCCTCACTGACGACACCATTGAGGAATACATCAACGATGAGCTCATTGACTCACGTCCTAATCCACTAGGACTAGTCCCTGTAGTTCACATTCCTAACGTTCCCGTTTCGGGTTCACCGTGGGGTCTCGCAGACGCACACGACATCATCACAATAAACCGAGCCTATAACGAAATATCAACTGACATAGCAGACATCATTAACTATCACGCTTCCCCTGTGACAGTTATTGTTGGTGCTAAAGCTTCTAACCTTGAAAAGGGTGCTAAGAAGGTTTGGGGCGGTCTTCCAAAAGATGCCCAGGTCTTCAACCTAGAAGGTGGCGCTCAAGGCATTGACGGAGCCTTGAAGTACCTAGAGCTTCTAAAGCGCTCAATGCACGAAATCATGAACATCCCAGAAACCGCACTGGGACAAGTTCAACCTATCTCTAACACATCTGGTGTAGCACTTTCTATCCAGTACCAGCCTTTGATGAACCGGTACTCACAGAAGATTGCTCAGTACGGAATTGGCTTAGAGAAGATTAACGAGCTTGCTCTCCGTACGTTGGCCCTTAAAGAGCCACAGGAGTTCATCTACAACCCTGATACCGATGGTCCTATTAAGGATGGTCAGTTAACTGTTCTTGACCTCTCAGACCCAATTACCTACAAGAACTACGCACAGTTCCCACAGCCACTCCCACTAGACAAGCTCATCGTCTTGAACGAGATTCAGACAAAGCTTGGTATGGGCTTGGAGTCTAAGGAAGGTGCGCTTCGTACTCTTGGCGAGGAATTCCCAGAAGAGAAGCTTCAAGAAATCCGTGAGGAGCTCAAGCAAGACAAGATTGCTGATGGCGCTCTTCAACTCCTTCAGATTCAAATTCAAAAGCAGATTATGGACATGACCGGCATGATGCCTGGTCCAGATGGCTCTTCTGCTGTCCCACTTACCCCAACACCGTTAGGTGATGGTGAAGTTCTGGGAGATGGCATGGAAGGTCCACAGACCCCTGAAAATGCTATGGACCCAGCAAACCAAGAAGCACAAGCCGAAAATATGATGGCTGAAGCTGACTTGAGAAATAAGCTTGTTACTGAAGCCTATGGAACAAAGATTCCACAAAGGAGAACAGTAGACAAGGAGTAAAACTTTTTACTCATATAGGCAGACATTTAGTATCAAATGATATGAAATTGTCTTGTTAACTAACGTGATACGCCGCAAGGCATTCGGACAACGACCCAAGAAAGATAAGTGACCTAAATGGCAGATAACCAAGAAGTAATGGACGCAATTGCAGAACAAACTGTTGCTGCAGTCCAAGGAAGTGTGGAAGAACCAATGGCTGGCTTTACTGCTGACGACCTTGCAAAAGCTCGTGCACAGGAGAAGGCTAAGCTTTATCCACAGCTAGAAAAGATGCAGGAAGAACTTGCACGAGCTAAGGCTCTTGCTGAAGAGCTTGCAGCTAAAGATGCAAACCGTGAAGCTGAGCGTGCTGCTAAGAAGGCAGAACGTGAAGCTAAGCAAAAAGAAAAAGAAGAAAAAGAACTTTCATTCAAGGACCTCCTTTCTAAGAAGGAGCAAGAATTTCAGGCTCAGTTAGAGGCTGAACGTCTTGAGAGAGAACGTGCTTTTGCACTCCTTGATACGGAACGTAAGTTCCAAGATTTAATGGGCTATCGTGCACAGCGCATTGAGGAAGAGCGTGACAGTATTGTCCCTCAACTCATTGACCTAGTTAACGGAAGCTCAGAAGAAGAAATTGAGCAAAGCATTGCAACGCTTAAAGAAAAGTCTGCAGGAATTATGCAGGACGTTCAGCAAGCAACTGCAAACGCTAAGCAATCAATGGCAGGAACCCGTATTACGGCTCCTGCATCAGGACCCCTGGATAATGACTCGGAACAAAACCCGTTAACGATTGACCCTAACAAGGGCATTTCTATGGATGAATACATCAAGAATCGCCAAAAGTATCTTGGCGCTGCAGCAAGCAACCGTGGTCAGGGACTGTTCGGTTAATCCCCCTCCAACTAACTAAAGAAAGGACTTGACCCAACATGGCAGGTTCAGCAATTACAGGTTCCTCGCAGCTAGCGAGCGCACCAACAGCTTATTCAGGTGCTAATAGCTCTTTGAACCAAGCAATCCAGACAATCTGGTCCAAGGAAATCTTGTTCCAGGCAATGCCAATTCTTCGTTTTGAACAGTTCGCTGTTAAGAAGACCGAGCTCGGCGTAGCTCCTGGTCTCCGTGTGAACTTCCTTCGTTACAAGAACTTCGCAGTAGACCCAACACCTCTTACAGAAGGTGTTCGTATGACAACCAACGCTCTCACAGCAGAGCAGATTGCAATCACAGTTGCAGAACACGGTTACGCAGTAGCTGTTTCTGAACTCCTTTTGAATGCATCATTTGATGACGTTATGGCTTCTGCTTCACGTCTTCTTGGTCGTCACATGGCCCAGTACCTTGACGTACAGGCTCGCAACACCCTCTCAGCTGCTACATCTGCTGTCTTCGGTTACGACCGCACAGGCATCCAGGGTGGCGCATTCACCAACTACGACGAAGGTTCTGTTGCTTCAAGCATCCAGGGTCTAACTGGTAACTTCAAGCTCACAACAGCAGCTATCAAGGATGCAGCTCTTACCCTCGCTGGTAAGAACATCCCTCGCTTGGGTGAGACCTACGTACAGTTCGTACACCCTAAGCAGTCTCGTGACCTCCGCTCTAACCCAGAGTTCATTGAAGTCACAAAGTACGCTGCTCCAGGTAACTTCATGCTCGGTGAAATCGGTCGTCTCTACGACGTCGTCTTCATTGAGACAACACAGGTTAAGAAGATTGCTTCCGGCACAGCCGTTAACTACTCTTCTTCAATCGGTGCTCCTTCAGACCAGTACTCATCTCCAGTTAACGCTAACACAGGCCCAGGCCTCGGCGGTAACCCTGAGAACCCAGGTCAGACTGCACCAACAGGCACAACCACTGCAGATGTCTACGAGTCAATCATGATTGGTGACAACGCATTTGGTCACGCTATCAGCCTTCCAGTTGAGCTCCGTGACGGTGGCGTTCTTGACTTCGGTCGTGAGCACGCTCTTGCATGGTACGCAATCTGGGGTCTCGGTGTTATCACCGACCAGGCTATCGTCAAGGTTTACACAAACTAAGACACGCTGAAGACTGTGGGCCCTACTCCTTCCTGGGCCCACAGCCCTCAAACACAAATAACTAACTTAGGAGAATAATCACCGTGGCAAATACACCAACAAGTCCGCTTGACGCAACAGGTCGTGCAGCGGAGCAAGCAGCAAAGAAGAACGCAAAAGCAATTCAAGACCGTAAAGATGAGATTTCTATTGCGGCACAGGTTGAGGCTGAGAGTCTGGAAAAAGATGTCTTTGACCCAAAGAAGCCAGACGCTCCACTTGTTCTAGACGAAATTGAAAGTGTCGGAGTAACTACCGCTAACGATTCAGTCGTTATCCGTACCATTACAGACATTGAAGAGATGACATTTGGCGTTGGAAATCACTACACCTTTAGAGCTGGAGTGAAGTACAAGGTCTCCCGTGACCTCGCTAATTACCTAGAGCAACTAGGTTATATTTGGCGTCCTAACTAATACGACGTCAGCAGTAGTCTAACCTCAACTGGTTCCCGCCCTCCTCCCAGTTGGGGTTAGACCTTTTTTATCGGTGCATTTTTGAGATGATTGCTTCAAATAATTTTCGGAGGTTCCGTGGCAACATTAAGCAGCCTTGCAGACCGTTTAAGGTTTGAACTCGGTGACACAGGTAAGTCCTTCGTCCACCAAGCTGTTGGAGATGGTACTACTAACCGATTCCTCCTCCCCTACTCCCCAGTAAACGGGACTACTCTGCTCGTTTACGTCAACGGGGCTAACGTCTCTGACGCTGTGACCGTAGAGGAAATTACGGGCTATGTCACCTTTGACCACAGCCCAGCAGCAAACGCCACAATCATCTTTTCTGGCATGTACTACCGTTACTTTGTAGACAGCGAAATCTGCCAGTTCATTGACACAGCTTTTGGTCAGCATGTAGCTAACCACGCAGACTCTTACGGTCGTGGCTACACACTAGCTACTCTCCCAGGTATTGAAGAATACCCAGTAGTTATTTACGCATCTTCTTTAGCGCTGTACACCCTAGCTACAGATGCTTCTTTTGACATTGATATCACAGCTCCAGACGGAGTTGTTATCCCACGTTCTGAGCGTTATCGCCAGCTTACAACGATGATTCAGACTCGTAAAGAACAGTATAAAGAACTTTGCTCACAGCTTGGTATTGGTCTTTACAAGATTGACGTGTTCTCATTGCGCCGTATCTCTAAGACAACCAACTATTACGTACCAGTATTTGTTCCGCAAGAAGTGGACGACCGCTCTATGCCACGTCGTGCACAGCTTCCAATGCCAAGCTACGGAAGTGCCATCTCTCCTTCAGACGTTCCTACCTACGACCTCTCCCTTTACCAAGGCGACTCGTTCAGCGTTGAGCTTGACTTCCCATTTGATATCTCAGGCTACCACTTCACTTCACAGATTCGCCTACAGCCAGGAGATGCAACTCTTGTAGGAACGTTTACTGTTACACCTGTTTCTGGAAACAATCAGAAACTCACTCTCTCACTTACGCCAGACCAAACAACTATGCTTCCTGAGCGTTCGTACTGGGATATCCAAGCAACCACTGATGGTGACCCAACTTACCAAAAGACGTACATGCGTGGAGCAGTCTTTACTACTCGTGAGGTGACAATGTGACCACCTGCGATTGCGAAAACAATTGCACGTGTGGGACACAGTCAATCACTGTTCAGTCTGTGAGCCCTATCGTTATTCAGGTAGTACCCCCCTCTGCAGCTCAATCTACTCAATCAACTGTAGTCGTTGGCCCAGGTCAAGGCGGCGCTCGTGGTCCACAAGGCATTCAAGGAACGCAGGGAGTCCAAGGAACTCAAGGAATTTCGGGTGCAACTCGCCCTATTGCATATCGGCACGTTCAGGGTTCTCCAGCTGCTTTATGGGGTGTACCGCATAACCTTAATTTTTTCCCAAACGTCACTACACTTGACTCATCTGGTGCAATATGTGAGGGCGAAATCTTTTACCGAGACCCGAACTACTTGGAAATAACCTTTTCAGCATCGTTTAGCGGCGTTGCGTTCTTGTCATAAGGAGACATGATGGCCCGTAAGTTTTTTACACCGATAAGTTTAACTGGACTTGAACTTCAAAACTTCAAGATTCAAAACCTTGCAGATAATCCATCTCCATACGGTGCTGGTCACTCTTACTACAACACAGTTGCTAAAGAACTTCGCATTTATGATGGCACTAACTGGGTACCAGTTGGTGGTTCTGTT